CTTGCGGGATTTGGATTATGTCGTCGTGTTCTTTAAACGAGAACTGCATCGCCAGACCCATATCTGTCCAACATCTTGCTCCCATCTTGCCGAGCAGGTCTGCGTTTTTATAGTGGTTGCCATAAACCATTAACCCGTCCATCATTAAACAGCAGACCTCTAAACCCTCGTCTTTACAGACCGCCTGCATTGATTTTAACATGGTGTTTTCAAAATGGGTGATTATTCTGTTTAAACCGCACCCTAAAATGTTGTCCCGCTTATCATCTGGGACTGCCTCGTAAAACTTGGCGTATTCTGGGACTTTGCGAAAATCTTGTTGGATGCGACTAAACTCATCGTCATAATCGTTTAAGTGCGGACTACTTATGCGTCGCTCTTTGTTCGAGTGGTTGCGGAGCAGGGTCTTCGGATATTTATAGGGGATACGCTGGTATGCTTGCTTTGCGTCGTCCCGTGGTTTATCTATTGCCCTTAAACATGCATCACGGTTCTCGCAGTAATAATCTAACTGCGGGCATCTAATTTCGTGCTTACGGCATAACCATCGGATAATGTTCGGGTGGCAGTTTTGGGCGTCGATGTCGGTTGTCGCATCCCTAAACATCACCGCCCTCAACTCTCGCATGTGTCCTTGGATTCCGTTGTCGGTCTTAAATAGGCGACCTTCATACTCGTCGTTCTTGTATCCGACTTTCATTTTACCTGCGCACTGGAACTGCGTGTTTATGTATCGTTTCATCTTCCCGAACAACTCTCGGCGTTCTGCGTCGTTGGAGCATCGCTTACCTATGAGTTTGGTGTATTGCGGGAGCGTCATCTCTTTCATATAATAAACTGCACGGGGGTTGGGGCGTTCTTCATAAGCAACTAAATTGGCGGGGTCTTTGGCGGGGTCGGTCATTTCTGTTTTATATATATAGATTAGACTATTTTTTAAACCCTTTGAACTTATCTTATTAATATCGCTAAATAAACTGGGGGGGTCTTTTTTGCCATCGGACTGTTCTGCGGGATTTGTTTCAATTTTATTTTGATTTGAATGCATTATATGTGTTGTTATTGTGTTTTGCACAATAAAAACAATTTCAGATCAATTTTATAGGCAGTCCAGTATGGTCGACGCTCAGACGCTCTGCGACGCTCTCTCTGCCTTCTTGCGGGCATAGTACTCTAAACTTCTATCACGGCGTTTTTGCACAAAATCGGGTTCGTCCTTGTGCCGATGATAATAATCGGAGGCATACTGGTTCATCACTTCTGGGTGTGTTTCACGATATTTTTTTTGCGCCTTGCGGATGTTGTCTCGCATCCTTAATAGGCGGGTTATTTCGTCTTGGTTTATGGCGTCCATGGGTTTTATATATATCGTGAAGATATTTTTATGTTGTTTTACTAATATCTCTAAATAGAAACAAATAGGGGGGCAACCCCTTTTTTTGAGCGTCGTGTGGTGATGGACAACCTATAAAATTGAACACCTTTTTTTTCAAACTCCAAAACACAAAAAGAAACTAATAAGACTAACAAAATGAACACTATTAACGAACAAACATGCAAAGAATGCGTATCAATGGTGGAAGCGAACGCAGTAGAAACAAAAATTAAAACCAAGAAGACTATCACCTGCTCCACCTGCGGAGTGATAGGACACAACAAATCAAACAAAAAGTTTCACCCTATTGTGGAGGAGAAGCACTGTGAGTGTTTCAACTGCGAAGGATGGCACGAGGACTACCCTGAGGAAGGCACAGTAAAGGTATGTGAGGATGCGTCGTGTGGGAAAGAGTTCAGCATATATGACCCCCATTATTACGACGACCACCAGTGCCTCTGTTATTGTAGTAAGGTGTGCTATAAAAATGATGAGAATGAAAGCGACGACGAGTCAGAGTCTGAGTTTAATGTTAATCTATAACCTGTATAAACCTGTATAATTTTAAACTTAATTAATTAAAACACGAGGGGGGTATTCCCCTTTTTCAGTCTCATCTATATATATAAAGCAAGGCGGATTTTGCATAGGCGGTTTTATTTTCGTTTAAAACTACCAGACCCTATTTTTGAAAAAAAAACCAAAACCTTGGTTTTTTTTTGGAAAAAAAATCCGTGGAGAATCTAACCAAAAAAGCGAATCCGCCTTAAAATCCGCCTTGCGTGATATATATCGCTTATACAGAAACTAAAAAAACCAAGAACCTTAATAATTGCGGATGGTGATTTCTTTGCGAGGTTTCCGGTCTGCCTTATCATCACGGGTATTCCATGGGTTAGGTGCAGAAAACCCATTAATCTTGAACTGTTGGAATATTTTGCGGATGTTGGGACTATCATTCAAAGTCATCAGGAACTTGCCCTTAACCTTTTCCAAAGTTTCACGAAGGCGTTGGAAGTCAAACCCTTTGTCCTCGGCATAACCGAGGGACGACGAGGTGTTTTCGTATGGTGGGTCTATGAAGAAGAAGGTGTCGGCGCCATCATGTTGCTTAATTATATTGGCGTAATCCTTGGTTTCGAGCGACACGCCTTTGAGGTATTCTTTGTATAGGTCTAAATAGGTTTCAATGCGTTGGAGTGGTTTTTCGCTGACCTTGTATATCTGGGAGGGTTTGTTTGCGAAGACGCCATTAAACCCTGCACAACCTGCGAGTTTAAAGTGTGCCATCTTTTCAATAATGGAATTGGGAACCTTGGCGAAGAATGCTCGGGCATTGGCGACACGTGTGCCACTCAATCTTTGGTCTTTGCCCGAACCGAATGAACCCTTGAACTCTATCTTATCCCACTCTGGATCACCTTTGGAAGGTGCCGACTTTAACCAGCGAAGCGACTGAATCATGCGTTTATCCAAATCATTGAGGACATTTTGCTCTGCTTTTGCCTTATTGAAAAAGAGGGCGGACGAACCAGTGAATGGTTCCACATATTTCTTATGCTCTGGAAACTGTTTTACGAGAATATCTTTGACGGGGTATTTGTTGCCGTTGCGACAAAATGGGGGGCGCAAATGAGTACTGCCGTGGTCGACTGCGCCCTTTAATTCCTCGGGGGTCGTGGGTATTTTTCCGCCCTTAACCAGACCGAATAATTCCTTTGCCTTGGCGTCCTTGTCTGCTCCCGCAGGCATCGCGTGCCAATCCTCATACAATCCTTTACCGCTGATGGCGGATGATTTTGGGATGGGAGTTCTCTTTGTGAGCATTTCATTGGCAGTTCGCATAATATCTTCGCGAATGGTTTGAAGGAGGGGAGTTGCATAAAAAAACTCAAAAAGCATCGGCAATGCTTGGAAGTCGTCAATTTTTTGAACTTTATAGGCATCTCCGAGTTTCATAGGGGTTTCCAGACTTAAATAATAATGGGCATAAATATAGAGAACCGCAATGTCTTTACCTTTATCATCGGAAGAAGATTCCAACATTGCTATTTTGTCTTCGCAAAATTGAATATTTCGCTTTGACGCAAGACGAACAATATCCCCAAAAAACACACGGTATGCACTCGACACCTCGTCTCTATTAATAGATTCTGGATTCCATGGTATTTTTGACCCATCACCCAAAACTAAAACCAGTTTCTCTCCTTTGCTTCCCTTGGGGGTTTCATCATTGAGAACGCCAATAAAACGGTGTATTCCGGATTCCTTTGTAAGAGCATACACATTTCGGGAAGAGTCCACATAATATTTTTGACCATCAACAATGATTTCGTTTAAAACCACATCGTCGTCGTCGGTTTTTCTCTGCATAGATTTATCGGGGGTGGGGTATGATTCATAGAACTTTGTTGGAGATAAAGGAGTGGGATTAATTCGCTGTTTCATTTTTGTTTCAAAGGTTTCCAGTTCGGCAATCTTCTTTTCAATGCTGGAAGCACTTTTAAAAATATCACCGTCGCCGAGTTTGATAAAATAAGACATGGCATCCGTCACTTCTTGGTCGCTTCCTCCCCAATCACCCCAATCAGGAAAGCGTGTAATTTCCCAATTGTCGCCTCTATTTTCTTCCCAATCATCTCTATACCATTCGGCGAGACCCTTTGGATTGCCCCATGATTGTAATAAGGTGAGAAGCGCTCCTCCATAACCGAACCAATAAACGCGAGGGTCGGCATCTATCAATCTCTTGAAACTGGTATGGAATGGAATCATAGGAACTGCTTTGCTTCCTCTTCTTTGGATGGTTTTGCCGTTCTCATCTTGCCACATATAATTAACCCAAAGTAATGGGTCTTTGCTTTCGTAATAAGTGCGCTCAGGAACATACGAAAAAGTGGAATAACCCGTCAAACCAATTTCCCTTCCTAATTCCCTCTTTTGCAAAAACCTTGGAATAGAATCACCCTTTCCAAAACCAAAGGGGAACCAGACAGCAGTTCTCAATGCAGTGTTTTTGCGGTCTAATTCAAATCCAGCATTGTGGGTTAATTTATCGCCATCATCAGAAAAACCCCTCCTTTCGTAATAATCATAAATGATGTCGGTGTAAAAGGGCATAATGTAAGTATTGGGGTCGGTGAATCCATCATTAATTAATTTAAAGGCACTAACTTGGTCGCTTTCCAGCGTATAACCACCATCAGCAAAGGTTATTTTCTTTGATGGAAACTCTGGAATAGCACTGCCGAGAGGTATAGGCATAGGAGTATCGCCTATATAATTATCATGTAAAACTTGGGTTTCTTGTTTATTGAGTTTTTCAGAGCGTTTCACCTCTTCTTCTTTTTTCTCTTTTTGCATTTTCACATAAGTCTTATAATTTGGTATTAATTTGCTCTTATCAATGAGTTTTCTTAATTTTATAACGAGTGGGTCATCCTCTCCTCGAATGGATGCTATATAATTTACATCTTCTTCTTTTTCAGAGTCAGTCCACTGTTTTCCTTCTCTTTTCGGCGACCATCTAAAAATGGTGACTCCTTCCACACTTTTCAATTTTTTTACTTCATCAATAGGTATTCTTTTGTTTTCTGCTTCTGTTAAAGCGACGCTTCGTGATGGTGCGGTTTCACGGCGCTCGGTGGTTTCCTTAATGGGTTTCTTGCGAATGCGACCACTGGCGGTGTATCCATAGGGGGCATCAACCACGGATGTGGGTGAGGTGGGTTGCGGAGTTGGCGGTTCAGGTGTGGGTGCAGGTGCTTGTGCTTTCTTCGCAGCACGGTATTTGCGGGTCTGTTCATTGCGACGTGCTTTCAATTCCTCTGGGGTCATTTTTGTTCGCTTTGCCTTGGGGGGTGGTTTAATCTCTTCAATGGAGAGTTTAATCTCTTCTTTGGGAGGTGGCGGAGGCGGTGCGGGTGCTGGTGGTGGTGCTGGTGGCGGTACTCCCGCCTTCTTTGCTTTATCCCTTGCTCGCTTTGCTCTGGATTGTTCATTGCGTCTTTCTCTCAATTCTTCGGGTGTAAGTTTTCCACCCTTAATCACTTTGGGTGTTTCGTCAAAGAGTTTGCCGATTTTTGCCATTATACATTAATAATCAGATATTAATGTCTAAACTGTCGCTTTTTCTTGACGCTTTTTTGCATTGTATGCTTTCATGTATCCACGCATATAATCGCGGAGTTTGTCTTTGTTTTCCTTACGATACTCCTTCATATATTCCTTGATGTTGTCGGCATTCTCGGCACGGTATTGTGCTTGGTATGCGAGGCACTTATCTTTATTATCGTCGTAATATTTCATAGCACGCTCAATCATTGCTTGTTTGTGGTCAATATAATATGCTCGTTGGTATTGGGCGTATTCCTCGTCGGTGAGGTTTGCCCTAACCATATTCAGATCTGCGTTGTGATGGTTAATCCAATATTGCTCCCGTTTCAATGCTTCCTGTTTCAAACATGTAAGCACTTCTATGGGGGACATTTCCCAATTATCCCACCCGCCGTTTGCGCGAATGGTTTCGTAAATGCGGTAATTAAGTCCCGCACCACAGTTGCGCCT